TCACCTCTTACGAGGTGACCCGGTGCCAACGCCGAAGCGCCGGGACCGTCGAGGCTAAAATGCCAATGCGGTTTCCCTGAAGGAAAGACAGTTACTTGGTTGACAAAATCAAGTAAAAGTATCTTAGTCGCTGAGGGGGGGATAGCCAAAGGCTCCACTCTGAGTGGTTTATGACTACACCATGTTAGGGCTAGGTTGGGTGATACCCATCCTACGTTTATTTTTAACGTAGCCGAGCTGCCAAAGCTCGGGACGAAGGCTTATTTGCATGGTGGAATACTCTACTACTCTCTGTGAGAAAGTGGTGGTGATTCTACCTCCTCCGAAAAGGATACAACAAATGGTGGTTTTCTCGGTTTAGATATGTTACATGTCAAGAAGTACTAATCATGCTTCGTAAGCAAAGACAGCTATTCAAGAGAGACCTTCCATGAAGGTTCTAAGAAAACTGAGCTTAGTCAGCTGGCTGCAGCCCGGGGTAAAACCCGGAAACTGAAGTTTATCTGAGGAGCTTTAGTTCTTCATACCATGGTGAGAACAGTATACCAGGCACTGGGAAGTAGGAATTACCTATTCCCGGGCAAATACTATTATAGTATAAGCGAGCTAGGCGTAACTGTCTTACTCACACTAGGCAAGCCCGAAAGCGAGTTACTAGTGATCCTTATCGTTCATGACAAATTCCCTCTACAAGTGGCTCTTGCATTACGCATTCCACCTCTGTAAGGAGTAGGCCTTAGATGGCACAGGTGACATTTTGGGTTAAATCTCTCTGAGCATTACCCTTCGATAAGTAAATCACATAGGACTCACCCTGCGGAGAGCACCTTAGATGTGTTTAAGATAAGTACGGATGACAGCAATCCTGACTATAACAAGTGTGCTTTGGGGAAGCGAAATTGCTTTCTATCCAAGAGCTACTCATTATGTAGGGCGCAGCCGGGGAAAACCCGGAAGGAGTCCAGATAACCCGAGGATTGGGCCTAAGTTAGTATTCTGACGTTTACTAATATGGTTCCCACAGGGAGTCTCAGCACTAAATACCGATGAACAATAATAAATTAAAAATTTACGATTATTTATCAGCTGTAAGAATTAAAAATTCCGACGTTAATGCCATGACCGCCGTAAAAGGCGGAGTCTGGTGGGTAAAAGTAATCGTTAGATTGCTTGGACCAATCGGGCTGTCCGTGACAGGACCGCGAGTACACGCTATCGTTATCATACTTCGAAAAATTAATAAAATCTGCCTGACACAGGGAATTAAAGGACTAGTTATCCATTTAAAAGCCTGCTCAGTTTGCCTAAATCAGGCACTTGCCGGGCATAAGATCAAAGATTCGGGACAATTGAATTGTCGAATATCCAGAACCAATAATGGTATTCCACGGTTTATTTTGTGCCATGATCGGATGAGAATAAGAAACGGAGATATTCCTCTGTTAAAATTCTATAATAGCGTTTTCGCGTTATATAGAGTTTTAGACTTTGAGGGGAAACTAGACGTTTCCTCAATAGTAAAACCCTTTACGGGTGACCTCAAAGGTACAGTAGATTTATTTCAGTTTATTCCGCCGTTTATCGCAGCCCTACACATTGATAAAGTGTTTGGGGTGAATCTGAATTGGATTAAAAAGAACTACGGACAATTTTGGGAGCAGTTTGTTCCTAAAATGCCGGCTCTCGATTGGTTACGAGAGCAGTACGCCGGTCGATTAGACCTGTGGATTGCAAAATCCTCTCCTGGTACCCACCGGGAGGGTGCGCAAGTTTCTACCCATCCAGTTGTGATGATACGTGCGGCTGTAACTATTGTACAGAGTAGTATATACCCCGCCTTTGATGCTTTTCTAGCAATACTTCCACCTAATCACCCGTTCAAACGAGCGTTTAACGCCTGTGCGAAACTGGTAGGGGTCTTTAAAGAGATCCCTAGCCTGGGTAAAATAGGTATAAAAGAGGAGGCTGCCGGGAAAGTACGGTTGTTCGCTATGGTAACCGCGTGGTATCAGATGCTTCTAAAACCATTACATGTAATGATGTTTAAAATTTTACGGGCAATCCCGCAAGATGGAACATTTGATCAATTAAAACCACTTAACGGTCACTATGAGCGTTATCGTATGGCTTTCAGCCTTGATTTAAAGACAGCAACGGATAGACTGCCGTTGATTTTACAACAAGCAATTGTTTCTGCTCTAATCGGGCAGACCCTTGCAGATGCATGGGGTAGAATACTGGTTGGTATAGAATACCACCTTTCTTCTCTTAAATACGATACCAATTTGATGTTGAAATACGCTATTGGTCAACCTATGGGAGCATTGAGCTCTTGGGCTTCGTTAGCTTTAACACACCACTTCTTGGTGCAGGTATCAGCCTGGCAATCAGGAGAAGTTCCAGTAGGAACTTGGTTCACTGATTACGCTGTTCTAGGAGATGACTTGGTTATATTTAATCAGAAAGTCGCTAAACAATACCTAAAGATTTTGAAAATCATTGGTATGGAAGTTGGACTGCATAAGTCTATACTTTCGAGAGACCATCATAACCTTACATTGGAATTCGCTAAACGCGTCTTCCATAAAGGTGAAGATATATCTCCTGTACCAATTCTGGAATTTACCGCAGCTCTATTTGACTACGGTAGATTACTCGAATTCTCGCGGAAATATAGGTTGAGTCCTATAGAGATTGCTAAATTACTCGGTTTCAGATACCGGGCCTTGGCAAAATTGAACTCTGCTAAATTTACTGAATTAAATTATAAACTAAGAATGCTCTTAGTCGCGTTACAGGTTCCAACAACCGAAGAAGGAGCTTTATCCTTATTGGAGTTAGGAGCACCGCCGCAACCCTCTGTACGAATCGCTACCGAAGAGATCTTAAAGACCTTTACGGTTAATGAAACTCGAGAGTTAATGATTAAGCTGGACAGAGTGTACCAGTCTCAATTATCTGACACGGGGCCTTTCTGGGATTTAAAAGGAAACATCCTTAATTTATTAGGAGATAAACCTGCGACTGAGAAAGTTGCAGCCGAAGGTTGGTTTGGGCATATTCATCCCAAACTAACTGTGCCTGTTGAATCTACAGATGGACCTCGATGGACTCGTATCGCCGAAAAACGAACGATTCCTGGGCCAGCCGAGTTGAAAGAGATTTCACATGGTTGGGTAATGTTCCATGAGGCCAAAGATGACCCAATCTTCCAACCCTCATTCTTAGGACCGACACCGGAAATACCGGTAAAAGTGAGACGAGAAGTTAATCTCAACTTACTTCCAAAAAGATTGATCGTGGATGCCCTAAGACATCTATTAGACTTGATGGTGTTGCCACCTAGACAAGACGCACTGGATCTCATTACTGAGGTTCGTACGGCCTTGTTGGATCCTAGAAGTACGGCCAAAACTATCGCAGCTGCTTTAGTTAAGGTTATCGAACATTCTAGAGAAGTGGCGTTAGTACCCTCCGTTACGGGGGATCTAATCCGTCATAGTCCGACATCTTACCCCAAAGAATCAATTAGTATGAAACTATGGAAAAGATGGACACCTGTGATCCAAGGATCAGTATCTCTATCTACGTTCTTAGAAACTAAGACTAAGAAGGAATCTAGTTAAATAAACTAGGTTGCTATTTTATATGACTCGTATACGAGCCGATAAATGGGGTAGATCCCCCTGCTCATATGAATGAGTTGGCAACTAAACCCTGCTAAAGGGAACTATAGTCTGATTGATTACCAGCTATAGGTTTATTTAAAATAATAGGTCTAACTAACCTACCTAGGTTCGCTTATGTTACGGTTTTTAGGTTCTCTAGAGAAGGAGAACATCCTCGTGAAACTAGGTCCACCAAACGTGGTTTACCTACTTTATTAACGGGACTTCCTTAACTGGGAGCACCCCGACTTTTCGAAGGCTTTAGCATTAGCCTCTTACTCGCCGGTACTGTTACGGTCTTGCATTGTCCTTTCTGGATATTAAATTTAATATCAGTACGCCGTTAACGGGCGTCAGAAGGGTAGCCAATGTAAATATTGACCGCGGATCTTACCGCTGACTGTGATAGAAAAACCCGCAAGGGTTGGGGCTGTCACAGTATGAGACCTAGGTATTAC